CAAGCTGCTTTTAAATCTTGAGTAGTAGCTTGGCCACTTTTAACTCTTTTCAGAAATTCTTTAGTAACGAGGCTATGTAATTCATTGAATTGGTCTTCAGTGGCCTTAGCTTTCTTCATAACTATCTGTGGTGCTGACCACGTTTGATGCCACGACCCATTGCACCGCCAGCGTATCCACTCCTCTTTGGTTTCGATACTCCAGGTTGTTTTTTACCGTGTTTACGTTCGTATGGGCTTTTATATGTTGGAGCTGCTTTAAGGGTGTCTCTAGATTTAACACCGCTACTATATCTAGACTTAACACCGCCTTGACCACCTGTTACTTTCTTGCCTGAGCTTGTTTTCTTTTGACTACCAGCTTTTGGAGCAATCGTGTTGCCACTCCTGCCAACCCAAGTTGAGTTAGCTCCAACCCAGCTAGATCCTGGTTTGTTATTGTTTCTGTTTCTTAAATCTCTTAAGGCCATTGTTATTTAGTTCCTGGGAATAGTGCAATTTTTATGGCTGCTACAGCCTGATCGTCTAGGGTGTTTTCAGTGGATGAAACTAACCCCTCAAGTAGATCGACAATTAACTGCTTAACTGCTGTGGACTTGATGAAGGCGAATAGGATTGGCTTTAGTAGTACGATCATGATTAATTAAATGGGTTGAGTTTTTGCCACCATTTCTTAGGTGGTGGTGGGTTTTTTGCTGCTAATGCTTTAGCAACTTCTTTTTTAAATGCAGAGATAGGTATGACATCGCTACACATGTGATAGACACGTGTACCTGGACGAATCATGAAACCTTTCTGCTGTAGTTCTGCACAATTTTTTACTCGGACTAATTCATAGTCCAATGCCATCTTTGCTTCTTGTTTAGCTCCGATAGCTTTGCATCTTTCAACTAAGGAACCATCAAGTGGAACCATAAAGTTGATTTGAGCTCCCCAGTTTTCACTGACGGTATAGCTCTGTTGATCCATAACATCATCGAATGGTGTGACATGATTGCCCATATAGAATGGACTGAAGGTCATTGTTGCACCATTACAGCTGATATTTGGACCTAATACTTGTCTACTAGGTGCTCCATTATTCTGGAATTGCACCGCTTGATTAGTAACGTTACCCGTTGCAGCAGCTACAGGGTTAGACGTATTTTGTACTTCTGGTTCTGCATAAGCAGGTAAACCTATTGTGAGAAGACCGATAAGGAAGTAGTAGTAGCAGTAGTTTCGATTGTTCTTTCTATTTCTGTTACTTCTAGTACCTGACTTGCGGCTCTTGTGACTATCTCTAGTGAGAAATCTGAACCAGGAGTTGTTAGCGTGAAGACCGAATCTGAATCCACGATACCGCCTGATGAGGTGGAGGTATGGGTGATATTGTCCCCACTCCACTTGTTCAATGCTGACCCGTAAGTTGTTATCGTTATATCTTCTTCTATGTCTTGAGTTGTAGTCGTTGTCGAGTTCATCGAGCCTTGGGTGAATTGAGGCGTAACTAACTCTGCTCTTGCTACCGAGGGTGTTAACAGCGCTAAGAGTAATAGCCATTTCTTCATTCTTCTTTTTTCTTTGCCATAGGACAGTTAACTGTTTGAACTCCTTTATCTTTGTTGTTACCAGTAGACAAGCCAAAAGTGGCCAATGCACCAGTAAACACACTTGCCACGAACGTGATATCTGAGTTACCAGCTTTCTTTATCATCGGTAGTTCTACATAGTTCATCGTTATGATGAAACCAGACCAAACAACAACGCCTAAGCGTACGAATGTTCCAAGGATCTGGATTTGGTGTTCTTGATCTTCAGCGGCATCTTTTAACTTGCCGAGGAGACCTTTTCCTTCCTTTTTTTCTTCCATGCTTCAATGCGTTTGTTCAGTTGCTTGGTGACAAACTTCTTGATTTGTTCAAACAAAGGTTGTGCCAAAGTAGTCGTCGCTACAGCACCTAAAGCAGCAGTAACAGCCGTAACCATTACTTCTGCTGTAGGTAGTGGCATTTGTATATCCAGAACAGGTATGTCTAGTTTTGGTTGAGGTGGAGGTTGTGTTGTCTCTTTCTCCTCAGCCTTTGTCTCTGGTGGACGCTCTAAATCAGCTGGAGGAATCACCATAGGTTTATATGATGGCACCTTTGCTGATGGTTGTTTTAAATATAGTTGAGGTATATCTAGAGCTTTAGGTATATCAGGCGTAGGGATATTAATTGACATTAACTAGATTCTAAAGCAGCTACTTTAGCTTCCAATGTTTCTATACGTGCCATTGCTTCCTGTAAGGCTTTAATAGCTTTCATATAGAGAATAGAGTATTTAGCTGTTTTAGTTTTCTCACCTGTAAATTTATGAACTCTTGTTCCGTTTTCATCTATCTCATCAACTTGATCGTTATCTTCTTTAATTAACCCAGGACTAATCTTTTCTACCTCTTGGGCGATAACTCCAAGCATATAACCTTTTTCAGGTGCAGCTTTCCATTTGAATTTACGGACTCTGATGTTTTTAATGTCATCCCATTGAGAGGTAGCATCAGCAATATCTTGCTTTAGTTTTTCATCAGAAGCAGAACCATAGCTGTTATTAGTATTCTTACAATCTCCATCCTGTTCAACATAGAAAGTACCACCACTAACAGAGGTAGCATAGAGTAGTTTTACATTGCTATTAGTAGTTGATCTTGCATCACGAAGGTGAAGTAGATGGTTATTATTACCATCTCCATTTCCATAGGATTCCCAGTTAATGGTGAAGCATCTTTGGTTATTTGATTGATAGTTATATACTTCAAAGCCTTGATATTGGCTTCCATTATAGGTATAAACTGATCCACTATCTAAGGTTGGTGCAGTCCATTTCATGCATCCATTGGAACCATATTGACGGACACCTCTTAATGATAACCAGCCAATATCAGCATGTCCATATTCAGTCTTGCGTCCACAACCAAAATAAGCACCTGGGCTATTAGCTCCGTTAGTACCTTCTACAGCGATGTAAGAATTACAATCTCCACTACCACTGCTGGCAGTATTAGTTTTACCATAGAACGTTGCACAAGCTCCACTAGGTTCTGTAGTTGCATTAGTACCCGCAGTCCAGTCAGTTTTATGATCTATCCTTCCTATGCTACTTACTTTGAAGTGGCCGTTTTTTTGAAGAACTTGGAACTCACCTGCTGTGACGCCCTCATCCTTGAGAATAAGATGATTACCGTCGTAATACGATGACCAGTCATTACCAGTTCCCCAACGGATTTTTACGTTATCATTTAAATCTAGTCCGCTAGCCCCTCCTGGTGAAGAAGCTGTATTAGTATATGTAATCTTATCACCAGATCTAGCTATAGATAAGCCAGTACCTGCTTCTAAAACAACATCATCTGTACCTGATCCAGATCCTCCTGCTGTAAGTCTGATCTTTTCTTCGTCAGTATTATCACCATCTACACATGAGATACTATAAGTAGTATCAGCAGATGTAACTGTTTCCCACGTAGGATCAGCTCCGTTATTACTTCTTAGAAATTTCCCGTTACTAGTTCCATCACCATGCTCAAGTTTAGCAAGAGTTATAGATTCATCTGCAATAGATGTATCTACTGTATCCCATGTAAACTGAGTACCAGCCTTCTTAAGAAATTGTCCGTCAGATCCAGCGTTGGTGATATCTAAACCACCTTCTTTTACTTGTGTAATTGCCATTAATCTGCTGCCTCAACTGTGTTACCTGCTGCTACCCATTCTAGATATTCAGCATAATCTGTATTACCCTCAGCAAGAGGTATGCAGATTTTTTTCGTTAGTGTACCATCAACATAAGGATGCAAACCACTTACTTTTCCTGATGAATCTTTATGTAATTTATAATTTGTAAATGTCATAATTAAAGCTCCGCTGTAGCTGATGCAAAGTAATGATGAATATGTGGTAAATTGTCGTCAGGGTATTCAAATTGTATATTAGCGTGCATTACTGTATCTAAAGAACTAAAAGTTCCTCCACCTCTTGTCATCATTAATTCAAAACCCGATCGACGTGGACCACCTGCACTGAAAGCCCAACCAGAATCGTTTTGATCAGCAATTTTACTTCCACTATATAAAAGATCGAAGTTTTCGTAGGCGTTTCCGATAGTATATGTCGGTGAATCAGCTCTCATTGGACTTTTAAGTGGTACATGAGTTAAGGCTTGTGTTGAAGAATGTACCCTCATGACTAGACCAACAAGATCACCCCAAACTTGGCAGTATCTTTGGCATCTAGCCAGCTCATAATTATATCCCCTATGTTCATATGAAGTTGCAGCATCTCCTACTTCTAATTGAACACCAGTAAATTCATAAGTTGCGTTTACTGTAGTATTAAAAGCATGAGTAACATCAGGTGCTGTTTTGTTATAATCAATATTATGCCAAGAGTCCATAACAGCATCAGAAGCTGTAGTACCAGTACCTCTATGTGTATATAGATTTAGCCTTATTCCTGTGTCACTAGCTTTCACAAGGGTATCAGTATCAAATTGAAGATCAGCATGACCTGGTATTATTTTAGTTACCTTTGTCCAAGTATTAGCACTCAATGCTCCAAGACTAAAGTTATAAGCTTTTGCTGTACCATCTGAAGTCCAGAAAGAACCGTAGTAAGTACCAGCTACACTTGTTTTGACCCAGAAAGATAGAGCAATTTTAGAAGACGGTTGTGTATAATTCCATCCACTACCTGCCATATCCTGAGCTTCTATTTTATAAGTAATATATTGACCAGTAGCTGATGCGTCAGATCCTGCGGCTTCGTTTTTTATCCGCATCGAATAACGATGACCTTCAGGCCAAGGACCAGTTGATGCAGAAGAAATATCTACACGATCAAACGTCATAGAATCACCCCATGCAGCCCACCTATCCGTTAAGTATTCACCTGTAACACCAGTTTTCGAAACACGTCTTTGACTAACTATATGATTACCATTAATTATTAAATTACGGAACGATTTAGTAT